TTACAATAGAAAAGGACACTAGGGACACTAGGGACACTTAATATATAGAAAAGAGAATGAATAGAAAGAGAGGGCAAGTGACCGCGAGGAGCGCGATAGCGCGTAATCACGTAGCCTATATGGAAATCGACGTCCCTGGCGACCCTGTGTCCCTCAGTGTTCACTCACTTAGTGAAAGGATAGAATGATGGCAAACAAACCAAGATGCACGAAGAGCCCGGAAGTGATGGATGAGATCGTCCATCGCATCAGCGAAGGCGAGTCACTGCGGTCCGTGTGCCGGGACAAACGGATGCCGAGCATCTGGACTGTGATGGACTGGCAGAGGGACGACGCGGACTTTGCCAGCAGGTGCGCGCGTGCGAGGGAACTCCAGGCCGAGGTAATGGACGAAAAGATACTGTCCGTTGCGGATCGTGTGGAAACTGGCGAGATGGACCCCAATTCTGCGAGAGTGGTATTGAGCGCATATCAGTGGCGTGCCGCGAAACTTGCCCCAAAGAAATACGGCGACATGATCAAGCTGGCCGGCCACGACGGCGGCGCGGTGAAACTCATTGCGCAGTCTGACGACGAGAAACTCTGAGCGTGGATGGAGAGAACAAATGCCTGTTGCACTTGACGACAACGGACTGGCCTTTTTGCGCACAAAGCTAAAGACCGGAGAGTACGACGGCGCAGACATCATGCAAGCATGGATTGCATTAGACGAACTGCGCGAATTGCGGGCTTGGCGCGACAAAGCGTTTGAAGTCCACCCGAACCTTGACATTGACATTGAGGCGCTGGGCAACTCGACCCAACGCGCCGGTTAACCTGACCACAAGGGCAGCAGATGAAATTGGAATTTGAAGCAATGCCGCCTTCCCTTGTGGGTCAGGTTGAACCGGGTGTTATGCGCCCGGTGGAGTGCCGAACGGTGGCGGCCCTCTACGTTGAACCGAAGGGCTGCTACATTGGAGCGCCTGGCGTTGACCCGTGGGGCGAAGCCCGCGATGCGCGCACCTACGCAGGCCCGCACCCGGTGGTGGCGCACCCGCCCTGCCAGCGATGGGGCAGGTTCTGGCACGGCAGCACGCGCAAGCCGCACCAGTACAAGCTGGGCGACGATGGCGGGTGCTTCGTTGCTGCGTTCATCGCGGTCAATCGCTACGGCGGCGTGCTTGAGCACCCGGCGCACAGCAGGGCGTTTGAGGCCCACAACATCATGAAGCCAGAGCCTGGGCGCGGTTGGCAGTTTGACCCGTTTAATGGCGTGTACGTGTGCCACGTAGAGCAGGGCCACTATGGGCACATGAGCCGCAAGGCGACGTGGCTGATTGCGGCCGGCGTTGCCTTCCGCGACTTGCCTGAACTGAACTGGGCCAAGGGCGAGCAGCGCCTGCCCGAATGGATGATTGAGCGCTACGGCTACGAGAAGGCCAGGCGCATCGGCGTGGTTGCGATGGTGGGCGGGAAAAACAAGACCGCGATCCGCAACGCCACGCCTGAACCATTCCGCGACCTGTTGCTTTCGATAGCGCGCAAGGCGCATAACACACGATGGCATTCCACCTAACCGACCGCCAGAAAGCCGCGCAGCAAGTCCTGAGCGGTGATGCCACGCACCTGATGCTGTTCGGCGGCTCGCGCAGCGGAAAGACGTTCCTGCTCACGCGCAACGTGGTCTTTCGGGCGCTGAAGGCGCCGAACAGCCGTCACGCGATCTTCCGGTTCCGCTACAACCACCTCAAGGCGTCGGTGGTGCTGGACACGTTCCCCAAGGTCATGCGGGCCGCATATCCCGGCGTGTCCTGGGACATGCACCAGCAGGACGGGTACGTCAGCTTCCCCGGTGGCTCGCAAATCTGGTTTGCTGGCCTGGACGACAAGGACCGCACCGAGAAGATTCTGGGCCAGGAGTTCGCCACGCTGTACTTCAACGAGTGCAGCCAGATTCCGCTGGGCTCCGTTGACACCGCGTTGACCCGCCTAGCGCAGAAGGCCGAGCAGCAGATCGAGGGCCGAGCGCCTGCCCCGCTGCGCCTGCGGGCCTACTACGACTGCAACCCGCCGAGCAAGACGCACTGGACCTACCGCAAGTTCGTGGAGAAGCGCGACCCGGAAACTCGGCTCGGGCTGCCGCGACCCGATGATTACGCTGCGTTCTCGATCAACCCTGGCGACAATGCGGCGAACCTGAGCCCGGAATACCTGCGGATGCTGGAGTCACTGCCGGCCAGAATGCGGGCGCGCTTCCTCGAGGGCCGGTTTGCAGATGCGAACCCGAACGCCCTGTTTCCGGAGGAGCACATCGACCGATGGCGCGTGCTGGACGGCGCGGTGCCGCAACTGGTGCGCGTGGTGGTGGCTGTGGACCCGAGCGGCGCGGACGATGAGGCGAGCGCGGACAATGACGCCATCGGCATCGTCGTGGTCGGCCTGGCCACGGATGGCGCGTGCTACCTGCTTGAGGATCTGACCGTGAAAGCAGGCCCCGCAACCTGGGGCCGCGTGGCCGCAGAGGCATTCGACCGGCACAGCGCCGACTGCATCGTGGCCGAAACCAACTACGGCGGCGCGATGGTGCGCCAGGTCATTGAGACAGCGCGCCCGCGCACGCCCTTCCGCCCGGTGACGGCCAGCCGGGGTAAGGTGGTGCGAGCCGAGCCGTTCTCGTCGCTGTATGAGCAGGGCAAGGTCCGGCATGTGGGCATGTTCCCCGAGCTGGAGGACGAACTGAGCGGGTTCTCCACGACCGGTTACACCGGTAGCCGAAGCCCGAACCGCGCCGATGCGCTGATCTGGGGCTTGGCCGCGTTGTTCCCTGCAATCACTGGCGCGACGACGAAGAAACCCGACCTCGCTGGGCTGGTAGTTCCGACCGCGCACCGATGGCGATAGACTTTCACCCGCTCGCGTAGCATAATCGCGCCCGATGCGCAATCCCCGGAGTCCCTGATGGCCAGAGAATCAACCGAACAGCGGCTGGTGCGCGTTCATGCGGAGGCCATGCGCGAGTTCGACAACATCCAGGGCGCGCTGCGCGATGAGCGCTTGCAGTGCTTGCAGGATCGGCGGTTCTACTCCATCGCCGGGGCGCAGTGGGAAGGCCCGCTGGGTGCGCAGTTCGAGAACAAGCCGAAGATGGAGGTCAACAAGATCGCCCTTGCGGTGCAGCGGATCTTCTCCGAGTACCGCGCCAACCGCGTGACGGTGGACTTCGTGTCAAAAGAGGGCAAGGAATACGACCCGCTGGCCGAAACCTGCGACGACCTGTACCGCGCAGACGAGCAGGACAGCGGCGCCGATGAGGCGTATGACAACGCATTCCAGGAGGCCGTGGGCGGCGGCTTCGGCGCCTACCGCCTGCGCACGGTCTACGAGAACGAGGAAGACGACGAGGACGAGCGCCAGCGCATCAAGATCGAGCCGATCTTCGACGCCGACTCCTCGGTGTTCTTTGACCTGCAGGCCAAGCGCCAGGACAAGGCCGATGCCAAGCGGTGCTTCGTGCTGACCAGCATGACGCCTGACTCGTACCGCGAGGCGTACAACGACGACCCGGCGTCCTGGCCAAAGGAAATCCACCAGTATGAGTTCGATTGGTCTACGCCTGACGTCATTTATGTGGCCGAGTATTACCGGGTCGAGATGGTGTCGGAGACGGTTCGCATCTTCCAGAGCCTGGATGGCGAGGAGGAGCGTTACCGCGACAGCGAACTGGACGACGAGATGCTGGCCCAGCTTGAGGCCATCGGCAGCGTCGAGGTGCGCCAGAAGCGCATCAAGCGCCAGCGGGTGCGCAAGTACATCCTGAGCGGCGCGAAGGTGCTGGAAGACGCCGGGTACATCGCCGGCAAGCACATCCCTATCGTTCCGACCTACGGCCGCCGCTGGTTCATCGACAACATCGAGCGGTGCGCCGGCCATGTCAGGCTGGCGAAAGATGCGCAGCGCCTGGCGAACATGCAGCGCAGCAAGCTGGCCGAGATTGCCGCGCTGTCCAGCGTCGAGAAGCCGATCCTGGTGCCCGAGCAGGTCGCCGGCCATCAGGTCATGTGGTCCGAGGACAATCTGAAGGACTACCCGTACCTGCTGCTGAACCCGATCACGGGCGCAGACGGGAGCCAGCAGGCCGCAGGCCCGGTGGGCTACACCAAGAGCCCGCAGATTCCCCCGGCCATGGCCGCACTGCTGCAGATCAGCGAGCAGGACATCCGCGACGTTCTGGGCAACCAGGAGCAGGGCGACAAGATCGTCGCCAACGTCAGCGGCAAGGCCGTGGAGATGGTGCAGCAGCGCCTGGACATGCAGACGTTCATTTACATGAGCAATCACGCTGTGGGCGTGCGCCGAGGCGGCGAGATTTGGCTCAGCATGGCCCGCGAAATCTACGTTGAGCCAGGCCGCAAGATGAAGGGCATCGGCTCGCAGGGCCAGATGAGCACCATTGAACTCATGCGTCCGGTCATGAGCGAGGACGGCGAGGTCGAGCACGAAAACGACCTGAGCGAAGCCGAGTTCGACCTGGCTGTTGAGGTCGGCCCGAGCAGCAGCAGCAAGCGTGCCGCGACGGTGCGCTCGCTCACGGCGATGATGGCTGTCACGCAAGACCCGGACGCCCTGCGCGTGCTCCAGGCTGCCGCGCTGATGAACATGGAAGGCGAGGGCCTGACCGAGATCAGCGATCACTTCCGCAGGCAGTTGGTGCAGATGGGCGTGATCAAGCCGACCGATGAGGAGGCCGCGCAGATGGCGCAGGCTGGCGCGAATCCTGACCCGAATGCCATATTCCTGCAGGCTGCAGCAGAGGAGGCCCAGGCCAAGGCCGCGAAGGCTCGCGCCGATGTGGTGGCGACCGTGGCCGATGCCGAGCTGACCCAGGCCAAGACCATGGAGACGCTGGCCAAGGTCGGCGGCGAGGGTGGGGGTGCGATGATGCAGCCGCAGCCGGCGCCCGCGCCCGAGCCCGCAGCGCCGCAGATGGATCCGTTCGAGGCGGCCAAGCGCGAGCTGGAGCTTGAAAACATGCGGATGGACAACGCCGCGAAGTTTGCTGCCCTGGCCAAGGCGCTCAAGCAGCAGCAGGCCGAGGAAGAATCCGGCAGCGAAGAAGAATCAAGCGCCGATGAGTCCGATGATAAAGTCAGCGAAACCCTGGACGAACTGAAGTCCATGGTTGAATCGTTGGCCAGGCAGGTCGCGGACATGAGGCCGCAGCAGCCGATCATCGTGTCTACGGGCGGCGGCGGCAAGAAGATCCAGATCACCAAGACCTCCACCGGGTTCTCCGGTGAGGTTGTCAACGAAGACTGAAAGGGGCCTGAACCATGTCCATGACCAACGCCGCCGAAGCGGCACTCCTCGACCTCCTGTTCCTAAACGTGGACTGGGCCGACATTGGCGACGCTGCGGGCCTGCAGAACTCGGCCACGGCGGGTTCGTTTTACATCTCGCTGCACAGCGCAGACCCCGGCGAGGCGGGCAACCAGAGCACCAACGAGATCAGCTACACCGGCTACGCCCGCGTGGCTGTGAACCGCACGGCAGGCGGCTGGACGCGAACGGTCAGCACCATCGCCAACACCGCGCTGGTGCAGTTCGGTCAGTGTACGGCGGGCACCGCCACGGCCACGCACTTCGGCATCGGCACGGACTCCACGGGCACCGGCAACCTGCTGCTGAAGGGTGCGCTGAATGCCAGCCTGTCCATCAGCAACGGCATTCAGCCGCAGTTTGCTGCTGGTGCCATGACCGCCACGGTGGACTGATGTGGTGTACCGCTGCGCTCACTGTCGGGAACTGCTGACGCTGACAGACAACGAGTTGTCTCAGTGCTCAGAGCATCCTGACGGGGGCGTGGAGTGGTCGCCCGACGAGGTGGAGTGGATACCGCTGGAGAACCCTGATGCCGTTTAGGTCCGTTGCCGAGGTTGCTAATGCCGTCGAGCAGGGGCGGCATCACATCCAGCATTTCATCCGCACATCGGTTTACGGTAGTTTCGGGACCAACCCGTTTGGTGATTTCAGCGTCGGCAGCGGCATCCCGTCTTACAACGCAT